CTACTGTGTGTGCTTAGTGTTTGAAAAATTGCTTGGCATGCGCTATCATCGCTATCATCAAATCCTATAACTTTGTCTACAACACTAAGTTCTTTAATGATAGCAGCACGTTCTTCAAAAGGCATAAACGGTCTACCTTTCTTGCGTGTTAGCCAATCGTCTGAATTCACTCCAACAATTAACTTTGTACCTAATTTTTTTGCTTCTTTAAAATAGGCTATGTGCCCTGAGTGTAAGGGATCAAAGCCGCCTGTTACTAATACAACATTGCTCATGTAGATATTTATGTACGCAGTTTATGTGTGTTTTGATAAATGAAACCACGGATCACCTCTAGCTATTTCATCTTCTCGCCACTGGCAATATCCTAAATTATAAAGCCATTGATTGCGATCAAACATTATAGGATTTTCTAAATCTTTTAAATCCTTGTTGCTACAGTCCCATGCCATTGAACTAGCACACATACTAAAAGTTGGTATACCTTCACATATACTTTCTGTCAGTGCATTTGAGTTGAATCCTACTACTGCCCAAGCATTACCAAAGTCAGCATACAGCCCATCTCCGCCTTCTAACAATGCTGCACCGTGTGTATTTTTACTAATGTCTACATCAAAATCTTTTAGAGCTTCTAGTTGCCTATCTTGACGTAAAGGATGCATACGTACACGTATTGGCCTATCTGTATACTTTTTAATTTCTTGTATAGTATATTTTATAAACTGTTGATACGATCCATGTTTGTCTATAAGTTTTTTTAAACTACTGTCGCCAGGACGTTGTAATACTAATAATATATAATCGCCAGTTGTGCGCCAATCTTTTATTTCTATTGATTGTTCTTTTTGTATACGTAGCCAGCGATCTGAAGGACTATTAGCATTACAATAGTTGCCATCGTCTTGATAATAACTTGTCCAACTATACCTATGATAGGACATAGGATTTGGAGGTTGTATCATGTTGCGTCTAAACACAGCACTTTCAACAACTAAAAATGGTTTGTTACTGTCTAATATAAATTGATAATATTGATTAAGTTTTTTACGCTTTTGTCCTAAAATATTATTTTGTATATAAACATCTGCAGATTGTATTGTATCTTGATCTGCCCATGGGACTATTTTAAAATTAGGAAGATTTGGTATAGGATGATTCCTATACATTTCTTCAATGCCAATTACTAATTCCATGCAAATATATAATCTTTTCTAACGTTTGACATTTCAATAGCACCTAATGACTTTAGGTATTCGCCAGCACAGTATTCAGTATCAGGATGTTGCTCAACTACAATTACAGGTTTGTATTTCATAATAGTTTTTTCAGCACCCTGTAACACTTGCATGTCGTGGCGTTCACAATCAACTTTTAGTAATCCAAATTTAGATAGGTTTAAGTCGTCTAATTTTTTAATTTCTATTGGTCCTGTGCCTATGTTAGAAACATGACTTGCTCCGGTATTTACTTGATTGAATTGCATTTCTATATTACTATTAACGTTACCTAATGCATGTTCGTGTATTGTAACAGGTAAACCTTTTACGTTAAGTTTTAAACATTCGAGTACTTGATTCATAGGCTCAAATGCAATTACACTATTAAATTTTTCTGTTAAAGGCTTTGCCCATAAACCTACGTTTGCTCCAACATCAATTGCTAGGTTAAAGTCTACAACATATTTGTATGCTTCATCTCTAACATCATTTTGATATTGTGGCAATCCGCCATTGTTTACTTGCTTTTGAATTAATCTACTAAAATGGATATCACTGTCAGGCATCCAATAATTAAATACTTCTTTCATTTTATGAATCCCTTAAATGGCACCAAATACTTTTCTGTAACTTTTTGTTCACCTTTGAGAGTTAAAAATACAGTGTCAGGTTTGGGCTTTGCTATCCTTATCCATTTATTATCAATTGGCGTATAGTTGTACTTATCTGCTAGACTACATAATGTATCTTGGTCTCGGCCCCACAGCCAATCATCAACAGGTTCTTCTAGTAATCTACTAGCATATACATTCCTAAAGTCGTCACTCTTAAACGCAACTAATCCGGCTAACCATCTGTCTGCCTTATGATGTTTTAGTACATGTTGATGTGAGAATATAGATGCAAATTCATCTATACTAAACGGCCTTGCACATATAGTGTCTGCGTCAAGTGTAATAAATTGTTCTTCTATTGGTATTTTTGATGCGCACAAAAATCTTACAGCTTGTAAATATGCAATCCTTGATTCGTCATTTTTAAAAGTTTTAGTTTCAAGTGTATACTTTACATAAGGAAGTTGTATTAGTTTATTATGATTTACTACGTGACAGCGGAGTGTTAACTTAGGGCAGTGGTAGTGTATACTTTTAAGTAAATTTTCTGCCCAGTCGTTATAATATTTTTGATCACATGCAATTAATATACTATATTGAGGCATCTTCCATGCCTGCAACTCTTAGCTTAACTACATTAGTAATTTGCCATTGTTTTTGATCCAGTGCTTTAAGAACACCTAACCATTTGTTTCGTACAAGTGCAAACTCGTTGATAATTTTTTCGTAGTCAACAACGTCTGCCTCACCGTCTACGTATTTTTCAACGTCACGGCTTGACAGAGCTCGTTGATAATTTTCGAGATATTTCTTAAAGAACGAACTGCGCAATCTACGCAGTTCGATATTTAAGTAGTTTAAGATTGCTTCAATTTCTTGTAACTGATTAAAACGGTGTTCAACAAGGCCTGGCATAGCAGCCGCAGACTTTTCAACATTACCTACAAGTTTGCATTCTGCACGAGCTTGGATTAATTCTTGCTCGAAGTGTGCTATTGCATCAGGTATTCTACTTATGTCGCGACTTACTTCGCTATACCATCCCATTATTCATCCCATTCTTCTTCATCGTCATCTATATTATCTAGGTCTAGATAATAATGAATAGCTTCATCTAATGTTGCATCATGACCCATTACTTCTTTCAACATTTCATCTGAAACTCCGTAATCGGCCATAAGATCAATAAATTTTTCAGCTACAATTTCTATTTGTTTTTTGTCTAGATATTCCTTAAACAAAGTCCAAATGTCGGCAATGTTCTCTTCATTCATTAAACGCTTCCTCAATAAGATTATCGTCAGTTGCTTCTTCGTCGTCAACTTCAGCGGTATTTACCACTTGTGACTCTTTTACTAAGTAGTCTGACATAACTTTATCGAGGTTTTCGCCTACCCACTTTTTACGATAGTCAAGGATCTCTTCACCATCAAGTGTAGTGTACGCAAGTCTGTTTCCTTGCTTTTTAATAATGTCTTTTGCTTCAAACAGTTCAAGCAAGCCACTATACGGATTCATACCAGTTTCGTATGGAATCTTAACTTGTACACCTTCAAAAGGTTTAGCGTAACGAGTCTTCATAACTTTACAGCCAGCACGGATACCCATAACTTGACTGATCTTGTTACCATCTTCGTCTTCTTTTAGTTTAAGTTTCTTCATAGCAACAACAATACTTGATGCATAAATGAAGCCTTGTCCACCACTGATCTTGTCATCTGGATCAAACATATCTTGTGATGCATATGTGTGATTAGTACATACAAGTCCTACGTTATGTGAACCAATCATGTTAACTGTGTTACGAACAAGTGAAGTTAATGCCTTAGGCTTACGACCCATATCACCTTTCATGTCACCTTTGTTAAACTGATCAACATCTGTAGGTGTTAGCAACATACCTAAACTATCAATAACGAACAACACCTTAGGACGGTCTTCTTCGTTCATTGCTTTGTAGTCTGTCATAAACGTACTAATAGTTTTAGCAACGTCATCAATCATTGACATGTTGAGTTTTAGTAGTTTGTCTTCTGATGTGTCTACATTAAGAGCATGTAGCCACGATTCGTCAAGTGCGTTCTCTGAGTCAATTAGTACTACAAAGATGCCTTGTTCTTGTGCTGCTTTTACAATGTTGCCTGCACAGATATAACTTTTACCTGCGCCTGACTCTCCTGCAAACACCGTTACCTTACCCATCGGAACACCTCTGTTGAAGTCTCCTGAAATAAGATAGTTGAGTGCGAAGTTACCTGTACTAATCCAATCAGTAGGATCGTTAAATCCTGCACTCATACCTGATATGGACTTAGTTAGTGCCGTCCGAAACTTAGTCGGATCAAATGCCTTATTAGCCATATTATTCTCCTAATCTAAAAAGCTATATGGGGGACTTCTCCCCCATAAATTATTACTGTTGACGTGACCTAATCATTGCCAAGATATCTTGAGCATTGCCACCTTCTGTAGGCGCTGCTTCAGCCGCTGGCGCTGGAGTTGCTTCTGGCGCTGGTGCAGTTTCTACTACTGGTGTCGGTGCTACTGGCGCACTTTGACTTACAGCAGTTGCTTGTGGGCTTGCTGCTACTTGGGGATCACCAGTACGTGCTTGCATACCTGCAGGACGGAAATAGTTGCTCCATCGATCAGGATCGTATGCTTCGCCGTCTACTGACGCTTCAAACATCTCCTGCATCACTTTTTGTGCAGTTGCGTCTGGCTGTTTAGGTAGGAAATCTGACAACGTAAACAGACCGTGTGTATCAATTGCAGACATTTCTGCATCACCTAATGGACGATCTCTACGTGCCCAGTTTGATGTGCCATAGTCTGCATAGCCGCCTTTGCTTGTCTTGTTAAGACGGAAGTCTACACCTGCTGTATAGTCAGTTGGCATTTCTTCCATGTCTGGATCCATTAATGCTGTCTTAATGATCTGGAAGATTTGTGGACCAATAATGAAACGCCTAATAGGATTATCAGGTGCTTGATCATCAGCAATTGGATTATCTGTTACGAAGCCTTGAAATACATATGAACGCTTCTTCCAATACTTACGACCCATGTCTTCAAGACTTGAATCTTTAAACCAGCCACGCACTTCATTAAGAATGTTACATGTCTCGCCGTACATTTCCATACATGGAATTTGTACTTGTACTGGACGTGAATCAGTTTCACCTTTAATACCTGCGAAAGGAAGTTTGATCATCAAACGTTCTTTCCAAAAGAAAGTATTATCTGCGTCTCCATCAGGAAGGAAACGTAGAGTACAACTCTCGCCTTCTTTAATATTCCAAAATGGGTAAATTGGGTTTGGACCGTTTGATCCGCTTCCGCCGCCTGATGCACGGCTTTCTTGTTCTTTTAGTTTAGCTCGAATTTCTGCTAATGATGCCATAGTTAATGCCTCCTATAAATGCCTATGTCGTGTTATGTAGCTACATTGCTACGTTGTGCCTATTAAGTTTGTAGCACAGTTATTAGTATAACATCGCTACAATATTTGTCAAGTCTTTTTTAAAGAAAAAGAAATAAAACTTATAAGTGGGTTAGCTAGTTATCTTAAACCAGCTAACTCTCTCATTCTTTCATATTCGTCTGGTGCTTCCATTTGCTGTGGTTGTGTATGCATTTGGAACTCTTCAAACTTTGCTTGTATTTGTTCAATAAACGCCTTAGCAGGTTCTATGAACTGCTCGCCGTAATCTTTTTCTACCATTGTTAATACTGCTGTTTCGCCTTTTGGAAATTCGCCTGATTCTTTATCAAAATAACTCAGTATAAATTCGCCTAATGGTGTCTTATCGTCCTTTTCAAGTGTAATCTCGTCACCGTCTGGACCATCAATTTTATCGCCTTTTTTCTTGCCGTTCATTTTGGCTTTCTTTACAGCGTGTGCGTATGCATTGCCTTCGTCAGTGTCGTCTTCTTTTTTGTTTCTATCAAAGTCTGTTGTATATAGATATTCCATTACAGGATACAATGCAGTTACAATAGCATTACCGAAACGTGCGTTCTTACCCGAACCTGGCTTAGTTTCTAATTTCTTTGCTTCGCCACGTAGTTTCATCATTCCTTCAATTGCAGCTTTGGCATTTTTGTCTAGTCCGCTAAATCCATTTGTTCTTGCTTCAATAAATGAATACACATCCCATACATCGCTTACGTACTGATTTGCCAAGTTGCCTTGATCGTCATCTTGTCCACGTTCGATTGCTTTTCCTTTGCCACGTAGTGCGCCTAGTACTTCA